GGTGTGAACACAAACCATCTGTGACTATCACAGTCAAGGATGCAGAGTGGATGGCAGTAGGTGCATGGGTCTATGAGAACTTTGACATCTGCTCAGGTATCTCGTTCCTACCCCACAGTGACCACACATACGCACAGGCTCCATACCAAGAGTGTACTCAAGAAGAGTATGAAGCTATGTTATCTCAGATGCCTACGTCTATTGATTGGTCTGCTCTTTCTCTGTATGAGAAGGAAGATAGCACCAATGGTAGTCAAACTCTTGCCTGTACTGCTGGTGCTTGTGAGATAGTAGATATCTAAAGTACCTCTATTAGCGAAAGTTTGTAACATGAAAGTATTAGGTAACGATTTTAACATCACAGATGGCCTACTCCGCACGTTGTATGAACTCTATCCAGACAAACTTCCGCATACACAAGTAACCCCTGAGGAATTAGCTTTCCTTAGGGGTCAACAGTCTGTGATACAAAAGTTAATAGAGTTGCAAAATCAAGATTTTGAGGATTATTAGAATGGGTGGATTATTTAAACCCAAGATGCCTACACCCCCACCTGCTCCTGCTAGACCAGTGACTGCGGTGGCTAAGACACCTGACTTAGAAGTAGGCGGCGAGGAAACCCCAGCAATGGGGATTAAGAAAAAGCGTAAAGGTAAACAACAACTAGTCACACCTACAGATACCTCTCTCCAAACAGGTAGTGCTGGTGCTGGCCTTCAGATAGCAAAGGGACAGTAGCATGGGTGCAGTAGTGAAGAAACCTCTCAAGAAAGTTGAGAGAGCCGTAAAGAAACAAGTTACTAAAGTAAAGTATGCTGCTGCTGGTGGTAAGGAAAAGGCACGTGGTGGACCACCTGCTGCACAAACAGCCGCCCCTTCAACTGCTGCTGGTAGAGGCACAGAAGAAGAAATGGAAGCTGTAGTAGAAACCGAAGGTGTACAGCGTAGGCGTAGGAAGAAGGGCAAGAAACAACTTGTCACACCAGCAGCAGCTATTGCAGTTGGTGGAGAAGGTTCTTCTGGCTTGAATATACCGAAGGGATAAGGTTATGGGACTAGCATTATGGAATACAGGTGAGGCTAAGAAACTCATGGGCAGAGATGCTGATGATAAGCAAACCCCACGTGTGGAAGACCCTGAAGAACAGGCGATGATAGATGAAGAAGAAAGCATCTATAAGAAAAAGAAGAATACATTAGCCATCCCACCCTACACAGGCATTACCACCTAAAGGATTAGACTATGGAAATGGAACTAGGTACAGTAGCTAAACGCTACAGCCAATTGGAAGGTGAACGTGATACCTTTCTTGAACGAGGGCGAGAAGCAGCTAGACTAACTATCCCTACTCTGTTACCAGAGGAAGGACACAGTTCGTCCTCAACATATGCTACACCCTACCAAGGTATTGGTGCAAGGGGTGTAAATAATCTAGCCTCTAAATTATTGATGGCTCTCCTGCCACCTAACACACCCTTCTTTAGATTGACCATTGATGACTTTGACTTGCAGGAACTTGCAGGTGACAATCGTGGACAGGTAGAGGAAGGTTTAGCACGTATTGAACGTGCAGCTTTGGCAGAGATTGAAGGTAAAGCCATTCGTGTTCCTGTGTTTGAGGCACTAAAGCTTCTAATTGTATCAGGTAATGCGCTTTTATTTAAAGACCCAAAGGGACAGATGCGTGTGTATCGTCCTGATCGTTACGTAGTTAAGCGTGACATGATGGGAAATGTGCTAGAAATTATTACAAAAGAATCAGTAGCAGGTATCATGTTGCCAGAGGCAGCGCAAGCTGTCATTACAGCAGGTGATACCCCAATGAAGAACCACCACCTGTATACCAAGGTTGTCCGTACTAAAAGAGGATGGGAAACTGAACAAGAGGTAGCAGGTATATCCATTGAGGAGTCCAAGGGTACTTATAAAATAGATCGTAACCCTTTTATTCCCCTACGTTTCATCCGTATTGATGGTGAAGACTATGGGCGTGGCTTCATTGAAGAATATTTAGGAGACTTACGTAGTCTTGAAGCACTAACTAGGGCTATTGTAGAAGGTAGTGCTGCATCAGCAAAGCTATTATTCTTGGTACGTCCTAATGGTACAACCAAGACTAGTCAGCTATCCAAAGCACCTAATGGTGCGTTTGTAACTGGTGATGCTAACGATGTCTCAGCTATGCAAGTACAGAAATCAGGTGATTTTCGTGTTGCACTAGAAACTATGCGTATGATAAACGACAGATTGGCTGCGGCCTTCTTGTTGAACAGTGCTGTACAGCGTAATGCTGATCGTGTCACAGCCGAAGAAGTACGTTTTATGGCACAAGAACTAGAGACTGCGCTTGGGGGCGTGTACTCAGTTCTATCACAAGAGTTCCAATTGCCTATGATTAACTTACTACTGACCTCATTGGAGACACAGGGTAAGATGCCTAAGATGCCAAGGGATAGTGTTAAACCTACTGTCGTAACTGGTATCGAAGCACTAGGCCGTGGGCAAGACCTTAACAAGCTTGCAGCTTTCTTACAGTACCTTCAGCCTCTTGGTCCTGAAGTTATCCAGAGTGAGATGAACCTTGGTGATTACATAGATAGACTTGCAGCATCTCTTGGTATTGATACGTCAGGACTTATTAAGTCAGACGAACAGAAGCAACAAGAACAAATGATGCAGCAACAGATGATGCAACAACAAATGTTAGAACAAACAGCAGCAGGTATGGCGCAAAGCGCAGCACCACAGCTAGCTAAAGGCGCAGTAGAAACGGAGTAACACATGGCAGATGCCGTAAACACTTATCAAGAAGAACCAGCAGAGTCACAAGAACATATTGATGCTATGCTGGCTAAGGTTGAGGGTACACAAGTAGACCCTGAACGTCCAGAATGGTTGCCTGAAAAGTTTAAATCAGTAGAGGATATGGCTAAAGCCTACTCTGCACTAGAGGGTAAACTAGGTAGTAATTCAGAAGCTGAGGCTCAACAAGAAGCAGACAGTCAGACAGAAGATGTTAGTCAGACAGCAAACGAGGTTTCTGAATTACTAGATGAAAGAGGGCTAGACTTTGATGTGTTCCAGCAGGAATATGCAGAGAACGGTACTCTATCACAAGAAGCATATCAAGCCCTAGAGGAAGCTGGCTTTTCAGAAGCTATGGTTGACTCATGGATCGAAGGTCAGAACGCTGTTGCGGCTCAGATGACTTCCAACATGCAATCCCTTGTTGGGGGTGCTGAGGAATACTCTGCTATGGTACAGTGGGCATCAGACAATCTTCCTGAGGCTGAGATTGATGCTTTTAATGCTACAATGGAAACGCAGGATGCAAACCTAATTCAGTTTGCTATCCAAGGTCTAAGCGCAAGGTATCGAACTAATGCTGAACCTTCTCTACTGCAAGGTGGAACAGGTGAAGTGTCAGGTGGGAAGTTCAATAGCAATGCAGAATTAACTGCTGCTATGCGTGACCCCAAATACGCGCAAGACCCTGCCTACAGGCAAGCAGTCGCTGATAAGTTGGCTCGTTCTAGCCTGTTCTAACATTGTTGCATGGGGTTGGGGGATTGTATAAGAGTCCCCCTTCCTTCTAGTTACATTACGGTGTGCCTAGAAGGGATCATATCCCTAACACGAAGCTAAACATAACAAACGATTACCCCTGACCCCTTGCGAGGGACAATCTTGGAGAAAGGATGTAGTGTAATGCAGAGTGTAATTCAACTCACATTAACATTACTAAGAGGTAATTTAAAATGGCACAAGCCGCTTCAAATCCGGCCTATAGCGTAAGCTTCCAAGGCCAGAATAACAACACAGGTGACGTACGTGACCTATTTCTCAAGCTGTATGCTGGCGAAGTCCTAACAGCCTTTGAAGAAAAGAAAGTCCTTATGGACAAAGTACGCACTCGTACAATCTCAAAAGGTAAGTCTGCTTCATTCCCAATGACAGGCCGTGCAACTGCTGAATACCTGACCCCTGGAAACGAAATCACAGGTGGGGCTATTCGTGCAGGTGAGCGTATCGTCACAATTGACGACTTGCTTATCTCAAGCCAGTTCATTGCTAACATTGATGAGGCAATCAACCACTACGATGTACGTTCAATCTACTCAAAGGAAGCTGGTATTGCACTAGCTAACGAAGCAGACAAGAACGTAGCACGTATGTTGACCAAGGCTGCATTGTCAACTAACGCAACAGCCGCTGCTGGTCTTGTTCAGGATTACAAAGCGTTTACTGAAGAAGATTTCACAAACAATGTAACCATTGGTACAGCTACTGCTGACTCTCTTGATCCAGCAAAGTTGGCTAAGGCTATCTTTGATGCACGTAAAGAGATGGAAATCAAGAACGTACCAACTGATGGTGCTGTTGTTGTACTTGCACCAGATCAGTACTACGCTCTCTTGGACGTAACTGATGGTAACAAGCTTACCTACATGAATAAAGACTTTGGTGGTAATGGTAACATTGCTTCAGGTAATGTACCTTCAATTGCTGGTATGCCTGTAATCATGTCAAACCACGCCAAGGTAGCTAACCTGTACATTAACTTTACTACAGGTAATGCTGATGAAGGTAAGACCAGTGACAACCAGCCACTAGCAAACACTGCTGGTTCTGGACGCACTACTCACTATGACCTTCCAACT